ATTTTTGCTAACTGTAAAGGGATAATAGGGTTATTAACAGTTGGAGAGAAAAATGTCCCTTCCCCCACCAAAAATCAACAAGGATCTTGCGCATTCACGTTTGCGTCAGGCAAAACTTGCCCACTGGTTGGAAGATCCGACAACATGGGACAAGGAAAAATTTGCCGAAGAGGTTGGTCAGGCAATGCTTGATGCGTATGGTCTTGATGTTGAGTTCGACTCGCACATGATTACGTTACTAACTGACCAGATGGATACTTACGTCAAAGCGACTGCGGCGCTGAACACTGAGCCGCTGGTTGATATGGCAACTAACGGGACGCGGATGCCGAATCCGAATCAGAAGATTCGTGACAATGCGCTTGCGCGGTGTATGCAGTTGCTGACGATGTTGGGTCTTGTGCCTAGCGGCAGACCGAAGAAGTCTAATGCGCCAAACGAAATTGATGAACTGTTAGCAGGGCCGCAATATTAATAGGATAAAACATGAAACTATCTCCGTGGTTTAAAACAAGAAAACACAAACCGTTAAGGATTGGTTATTACCAGTGCAAATGTTGTTTAAATAAATTTTGGTGGAATGGGAAATATTGGTCAGATTTCTTTGATGGATTTCCTGAAAGCGTAAATGAGTGGCGTGGCATTATTAAATGAATTGGGAAGACGGCGTTCAGTACGCCAGAGATGTTGCGGTAGGAAACATTGATGTTTGCAAGGATGTGCAACTTGCGTGTCAGCGTTTCCTTAACCAACTAGAAAACAAAGAGTGGCGTTGGGAATTCAGACCTGAGAGTGTTACTCATGTTTTGAGATTTGTCGCGCAGACTAAGCACGTTAAGGGACCGTGTGCCGGTCAGCCTATGGTGCTGATGCCATTCCAGATACTGTTAATCTGTGCGATCTATGGATTTCGCGACAAGAAGAATCCGAAGATCCGAATGGTTCAGGATGTGATCCTGTTCATTCCGCGTAAGGCATCCAAGTCCACGCTTATCTCTATTATCTCTCTCTATGAACTGTTATTCGGTGAGGCCGGTGCAGAGGTGTACTGTACTGCGGTGGACCGGAATCAGGCATCAATTGTGTTTGATGCGGCCAAGGGAATCATCTCAACAATGCCGCCGCAGATGGCCGCGTCTTACCAAACTTACCGACATGAAATTAAAAAGGCCAATGATCAGCAGACCAAGTTTATGGCGTTGTCCCGTGACAGTAAAAAGACGGGTGACGGCAAGAACCCATCTGTGTCCATTATTGACGAGGCCGCGCAGATTACGGAGCGCAATTCGATTGAGGTTATTCACTCAGGGATGGTGGCCCGACAGAATCCGTTAAGAATTTACATCACGACTGCATCGTTTACAAAAGAGACTTTGTTCTTTGAGAACCTGCAATATTTGAAGTCTATGTTGCATGGCCAAGCGCCTGACGATCCGCGGTGGTTTGGATTGTTATACGGACTCGATGAAGGTGATGATTGGAAAGACCCGAAGACATGGTCAAAAGTTAATCCGATGCACGGCATCTCGATTAACGCGGAAGCAATTGAGCAACGAGTTAAAGAGGCGCAGTCTAAGCCGTCTGCTATTAACGAATTGCTTTGCAAAACATTTAACGTCTGGGTATCGGCTAACGTAGCGTGGATTGACGTTCAGCACTGGGTTGACGCACCTAAGGGTAAACTTGAAGAAGCACCAGAAGCGACATTTATTGCGTTTGACCTAGCGGCCACGCGAGATTTGAATGCGGTTTGTACTTTGCATCGTTATAGTGAGGAACGGTACTTTGCGGAGTTCAAATTCTTCCTACCGGAAGAGAGTTTAGGGTTTATACCTAGCCATTATCGCCCGATCTTTTTACAGGCAATTCAACGCGGCACATTAAAGTTAACTGAAGGCAATGTTGCTGACTATGCGGAAATAGAAATGTTTATCCGCGAACAGGCTGAAAAATATAACGCTAAAGAAATTGGATTTGATGCGTGGAATGCCGCGGCGTTGGTCAGCAAGTTATACGAGAACGGATTGCCAGTTAAAAAAATTGGCCAAGGAATGGCGGTCCTTAACAATCCATCTAAGCACGTTGAAAAATTAATACTTGCTAAAAATATATCGCACGAACATGATCCGTTTGTAGAATGGCAGTTAGGAAACTGTGAAGTTTATGAAGATGTAAACGGAAATAAGAAAGTTCGTAAGAATTCTGCTGACACAAACGCCAAAATTGATGGCATTATTGCGATGATTATGGCGTTTCACTGTGCGTTAGATAATCCATCTGTATCAAGTTCGTTTGGTTTCAGAAGTTTCTGATTTAAAATAGTCGGAAATCGGAGAAAAACATGGCAATTCTGGACGTTTTCAAGCGTAAAAAAGGCACTCAAAACGAGTCCAATACGGTACTTGGTCAGACGCAATTAGGTAACCAAGTTATCTATGGCGCACAACGTACAGGTCCAGCCGCACAACAGTTACTGTATGTAACAACATCTAGCACCACAGTTGCGGGCCGACAGGTTGATCTGTCGATGCTTACCCGCAATAGCACCATCATGGCTTGCGTAGGGGTTAAGGCTAGAGCGCTATCTCAGTTGCCAATCGAGATAATGTACAAGTTGGATGACGGTACATTTGTTAATGCACTTAAAGACGAATCAGTAGGAACGCGAGACAAAACCAAGGCCAAGCAAGTTCTTAACCTGTTATACAACCCCAATAACTTCCAGAGCCAATATGAGTTCTGGTATCAGTGGTGTATGTGGCAAGATCTGACCGGCGAATCATTTACTTTGTGGTGGCGTAAGGATCAAAAAGATGCAACGCTAACCCCAATTGAGATGTATAACCTTGATAGCACTCTGATTACAGTTAATCTGACAGAAGCCCGCTATCCAACCTATCGCCTGTCTACGCCGTCCTATGGTTTTAACAAGGAAGAACCACTTGCGGCCCATCAGGTTATGCACATCAAAGAAGCCGCATGGCAAGGTTCAAGCGGTTTCAATAAAGGCATTTTGGCAACTGAGTTAGTTGGTCTGGATCAGGATATTGATCTGTACGCTAACTTTATTATGCAAAACGGCGCCAAACCTTCCGGTATTTTTGCAACCGATCAGGTTATTCCTGATGCCAAATTTAAAGAGATTGCCGCCCGCATTAAGGAAGTGTGGAATAACTTAACAGGTAGTCGTGCGGCAGATCCAAGCAAGGCCGGTCAAGGTATGTTGCTGGATCAGGGCATGAAGTATTACCCGCTTGAAATGTTAACTCTGCAAGACGCAGAAGCCGCCGCACTCAAACTGCAAACGATGAAGCGGATCTGCGGTCTGTTTGGTGTGCCGCCCAATATGGTTGGTATTGCTGACCAGAAGTACAACAATACTCAGACCATGATGGACGAGTTTTACAAGGCCACCATGTATCCGATGGTCATCAACATCGAGCAAAAGTTAAAGCAACACTTATTTAAAGGCTACCCAAATCTTTGTGTGCGGTTTGATACCAAAGACTTCTTAAAGGGGGCGCCGCTTGATCAGATGGAATTTGTAGTTGCTGGTGTAAAGGCTGGAATCCTTACTCCTAACGAAGCCCGTGAATATTTAAACATCCATGAGCATGATGGTGCGGATGAGTTAATGCCGCAAAAGGGCGATGTTGGGATTAAAGGCAATTCGCCGCAAGATACCGGTGGTGGGGGTGGAAGCCAAACGCGCAAAATGAACATTGGCGCAAAATGAGACTTGCACATAAAATTGTTGCAGTAATGGCTTCACAAATAGTTAAGCCTAATGTTAAACTGCCATTAAATAGCGACAAACCCCACAAAATACAAGACGATAACCAATCTGTTAAAACTGGGGTAATAAATGAAAAATCTGACGCTAGTTTGCGAAGCGCAAGTCCAACTGGAAAAAAGCGCGGAAGAAAGCCAAAGTCCGAACGGCTCACTTGAAGCCCGCGTGACTACTTGGGGTGCGCGTGAAGGCGCGGATGGCCGCAAGTTTAACTATCAGCCTGAAGGTTTTAAAGAATGGGCTGAAAAGTTTATGTCTGAAGGCAAGCCATTGCCAATGTTCCTTAATCACAATGATATGGGAATGCCTGTTGGTGAATGGTCCGAATTCTCTTTTGATAAAGAAGGTATGACCGCAAAAGGCCGTTTGTATATGAACACGGTTAGCGGCAATGACCTTTATACCGTCCTAAAAGAATCTCCCATGATGTTTGGTGGCGTATCTGTCGGCGCTTATGCCGAAGAAGCCTGTTGGGTAGATGCAAAGGGCAACAAAATGGAGGAACCCGATGATGAAGCGTATTTCCAAATTACTAAAGGCGGCTTACGAGAAGTTTCGGTTGTCATGTACCCGAATAATCCGAATGCTGAAATCCAAAAACTAGAATACTTTGATGCCGAGGGTCACTTAAACCCACGGACCATTGAGAAGGTTCTGCGTGAAGCAGGTCTTTCCAAGAAAGATGCAACCACCGCATCTTCTATTCTGAAGAAAGTGATGCTTGAGCGTGATGTTCAGGTTAAACCCATTCAGGAAACCCCAATTTCGCGTGACGCGGATGCGGTGGACACGGAAGCCGATCTGATTCGCGCACTTGAATTGCGGGAGTTAGAGAAGGCTCTTTCTAAACGCCTTACAAAGGATTGAAAATGAAAGAAGTCATCGAGAAGTTGGATGCAATCGAAGCCGCTCAAGCGGAAAAGATTGCTGAAGTAACTGCCGCCGCTACTGCCGCGGTTGAAGCCGTTAAGAACGAAATCACTGAGAAAGTGATCGCTCTTGAGGCAAAATTGTCTGAAGTTCAGGCTCCCGCAGTCATCAAGAATATGCCTAAAACTGTCCGTCAAGATGTAAACAAGATGGTTAAAGAGCAACTTGCATCGTTTGTTAAGAACGAGCGCAAACTTGAGACTGAAGTCAAACTGTGGGAAAGCAATGATCAGTATGACGCATACCTGAAGGAAGCATCTGCTCTGACCGGTTCTGGCGCTGGCATTGGTGGCCGTACTGCATACGATCCCGTGTTCCACGCTCTGCGTCTTGCAAATCCGATGCGCGGTCTTTCGCGTAACGTGTCTACAGACGGCGCAACATATCAGTTCCGCGCGAAGACGGGCAATGCTGGACCCGCTTGGGGCTATGCAATCCAGAACAACGGTGCGGCCACAACTGAAAACACCACCATTTGGCAACTTAACCTCAAAGATCTGAACGTACAGTTCCCGATCCGTACTGCGGCTCTGGATGACATCGATGGTCTTGAGTCCAACGTAGTTGACGATATGCTTGTCGAATTCAGTCAGGCAGAAGGCCAGTCCATGATCGTCAACAACGATCAGGCCGGTTCTACGACTACTGCAACTGGTGCAACTGACGGTCTGCGCGGTCTTGATTCCTACGGTGGCGCTAACGCCACTTACACGGGTGGCACGACTTCAACTGCCGCATTTGGTTCGTCTGGTACTGCCGTTTCTAACGGTATGCACTCTCTGGCAACCTATGACCAGTTGACTACTAATGCCGCAGGTTCAACGAACAACATGACGTTCAATGACCTGATCAACTTCATCCACGCACTGCCACAACAGTACTGGAGTAACGGTAACAAGTTCATGGTTAGCCCGCTGATGTTGGCCGCTATCCGTGGTCTGGTTGACGACAACAATACTCCGGTGTTCGAGCGCATGGCTCCGGGCGTGTATGACGGTATCGTTGGCAAGATCCTTGGTTATGACGTAGTTGTTAACAACTATGTTGATAGCCCGTTTGCCGCAGGTGTTGCTCCCGGAACAACGTCACAGTACCCGATGTATTTCGGTGACTGGAGCCGTTGCCACACAATCGTGGACCGTCTGAACATGGTTCTGCGCCGCTATGACCAAACAGCGCCCGGATTTATCACGTTCTACGGTGAGAAACGTCTGTGCAGTTCCGTTGTTGATCCTTTTGCTCTGGTGCGTTATCGCTCCACTGCAACTGGTGCTTAATAGTATTGCCGGGGGCTACGGCCCCCGGTTTTTTAACAAGGAATGGATATGTCAATCACCGAAAAAATCCTAACTGGTATCAAAGAGGCCGCACACAAAGGCGGCAAAGTGACCATCGATTTGAAGGAAGCGTCTGCGCTAACCGGTTCCGGGTTAAATGTCGGTGGACGAATTCATTTTGATGATGCGTTTGCCGCTTTGCGATATGCCAACCCTTTCCGCATGGGTTCGCGTCAAATGACTGCTGATAACCGTTCAGCAACTCAATTTACTGTAAAAACAGGTAATGCGGCAGATGCAACTAACCCTTGGGGTTATACATTTACGCCTGATCAAGGCAGTCCAAACATTGCAACAAGCACTTGGCTTATGCCAACTCGCGTTCTTGTAGCACAAGTTCCTATTCGTATTGCGGCGCTTTCGGACATAAATGGTCTTGAAGCCGCATTAGTTCAAGACGTTATGCTTGAGTTTTCTCAACTTGAAGCCGCTTCAATGGCGGTGAATGATGATCAAGCAGGTTCAACAACCACTAGCACCGGCGGCACAAGCGGTTTGCGTGGCTTGTCTACTTATCTTTCTGGCGCGGCTAGTGCTTTTGGTACAAGCGGTACTGCGATTACTAACGGCATCCATACTATTTCTACCGTATCGCTTGGTGGCGCTACAGTTACATACGCAAAGATGGTAGCGATTGCCAATGCGTTGCCCGGACAATACTGGTCTATGCCAACTACCGCATGGCACATCACCCCAACGCTGATTCAAAATCTGCGTGACCTTAAAGATCAAAACAATTTGCCGTTGTTCCTTGAATTAGGGGAGCCGGGAGAAGGTGGCGCGGTTGGTAGCATTTTTGGATGGCCGGTAATTCCAAATCCTTATTTGAATGCTACGTTCCCAATTTATCTTGCCAACTGGGATAACTTTATGGCAATTGCAGACGTTGAAGAAATGTCTGTGCAGATGTATGAACAAACTGCACCGGGATTTGTCACCATGTTTGCTGAAAAACGTCTAGCATCCACAGTTCGTAATCCGTTTGCTGGTGTTCGTGCTAGTGCCGCATAAGGGGTAACCCAATGGCCGTTGAAAATTTAACTCTTGCGCCGTTTTACGGGAACCAACGGAACCCGTTTAACTACGCCAAGATTGAGCAGATCAGCCGTGACATTGTCACCGGCTGGTTGACGCTTGATGAGATCACGCAACAACTAAATTTGTTTCAGGATGAAAGCCAAGATCCTTATCTTGAAACTTTAGAGGTTGCAGTGCGTATGGCCATTGAAGACTACCTTGGCGTGTCTTTGTTTTCGATTCAGTACCGCACTTATTACGCAAGCCCCGGCGTGGCTTATACGGCCCTGTATCTGGATCTTCCAGAG